CAAATAGATATGCGTCTCTAACAAGATCAATGAGAAGACACTTGTTTTGCTGTGACTCAATGGCATTGACCTGTCTTCCTTTTACAGATGCAACTTCGCCTTGAGCACCAGATCCACTAGTTTGATCGTCATCAATAATCAATTGAGATCCAACAGAGTATACAGATGTACTATCTGATACTGTTGCAGAAGACACACTTCCTCTGACAACATCTTCAATGACAGCGATTGTCAGATCACCATTTTTGTCAATGTCACTTGTTCTAAGACGATTTGCATTTACTGGCAGATCATCCTGTGAGATTGAAGAATTGTAATTGGAGTCTAGTGGTAGGGAATAGTAGTTTTCACCGAGAATGTAAGGAAATTTGGGGACGTTGGTAGCACTAACAGTCATGAAATATGCATAAGTTCCCTGTGGAAACTCTGGTGTAACACAGAATCTACCGTTGTTCTGATCTAGAGAACCAGATCTATCATTGTAAGTATAATCATTGATAAATGTTCCTAATGGATACGTAATCGTATTGGGACCGTTATTTCTAGAAATGTTCTTGGAGTAGCTGGTTGTCATTCTGACAACAGAACTAGATGGATCTAAAGCATCCGAAAAACCATAAGGACCATAAATGGGATTGCCATCATAAGCAAATCCGAGAATAGGAGAGTGGGAAGATCCATTATCACCTGCTCTCAGTGTCGTTGGTGCTGCATAGTAAGCATATCCAGTTCCACGTGATGGAATAAAGTTGGTGAAGAAATGTCCATTTTCCGAGTCTAAAACGGAAGCAAACCGATTATACCTGTCTTTTCTCCACACTTTGATGTCGGCAGTAGCAACTGCACCAGAACCAACGGCAATAATATCTACAACTACATTCTCCTGTGTGTAGAAACTACCACCACTGACTTTTGTAAATCCAGTAATTTCACCAGAGGTTGCGATCTCAGCAACATAATCAGCAAAACGTCCTTTGCCTGCATTGTCAGTAATTCTTACTTCTGGTGGTGAGGAATAAAACTCACCTGCATTATCAACAACAATACTGGTGATTTCTCCGTTGGTAACAATAGCAGTTGCCTTTGCATTTCTACCAGAAACGATCTCCACAGCAGGAGTTGCTGCATAGTTGCCTGGGGTATCAACAATAACAGACTCAACAACCTGACCAGCAAGTCTAGTCCTTGCAAGATTTGCAATTCCATCAATAAGAACAAATGGTTCTTTCTGGTATCCTCTTCCTCTAGCAGTTACGTTAATTTTCTGAATAGGACCATTCAGAATAACTTCCTCATCCTTGTAACTTAAGAATGGAATACCATTTGTAGCAATACCAACATCTCTGTACTTAGTCTCATAAATCTCAGTCGTTGAGATTGAGTTCTTTCTAATAATTCTAAGTAACTTCTGATCCTGAACATCTACAGGAACAGTAGCAGATGCAGAGATGATATCGTGAGAGGGGAAACCAGACGAAGTGATGTAGTATCCTTCACCGTCTTCAAAGATTGCAGATACATTAGAATTTAAATCTGCAATAGATGCCGCAACACCAGCCTGATTTGATGAGAATGGAATAGAAGAAGTGGTCTTCCATCTCAGATTATTTTGTGCGTCAAAGATTTTAACATCATTTGTCAAGAATCCTGGTTCAGAAATTTCTAACCTATCACCAGGGTTTGAATAAGGATGCTGAGAGGCGGTTTCTGTGGCGTACAAGACACCATAAACCAACATAGTCACACCCGCACCAGAAACATTGGCACCATAGGTTACAGACGATCCTACGGGGTGTGTGCCAGTTCCTGTTCTGGACTTGAGGATAAACTGATTTACATTCTTGTCTTCAAATGTAAAAGTCTCGGTTCCAATCTTAAATTCACCAGACTTCTTCCATGCCATTGTTGAGAAGACATTGATTCTGTCACCAGAAACAACAGAAGCATCAACTAGTTCTGTGAGTTTGGTTCTAGCAGCAATAGAGAATGTTCCGTTGACTGATTGCTCTGACAGAATTAACTCATAAAGATCTTCGCCATCAAATCTTCCAGCATATCTAACGTTATCAACAATCGCATCAGCGTAGTCACCAACTACGTTTTGAACGATTCTTTTTCCAATCAAATCTTCTACAGTACCAGAAAGAATTTTTACTTTCAGAGCATAAACATTAATCCAATTAGAATCGGAAGACTTAAGTGTAAAGTCTCTTGGATAAGCAACTTCTGGATTTGGATCATTATCAATCAAACACTTAAACAAGAACTTGATTGAATTGTCAGTTCCCTTTGATTGATAGAATGTAGAAATATTTTTGATTAACGTTCTCTTGTCAACTCCCTCTTTTAGATACGCTTCAGGGAAATCGCTGAGATATTGCTTCTCAAAACTCTTGACTAGAGAATATAAGAATAGGTTGCTAATATTTTGAACAGTAGATCCAGCAACGTGATCTGCTGCCTGTGTTGTCGTAAAAACACTCTCGGTATACAAATCCCCGAGAGTTGTGTTGCCACTGACACCACGACTTACTTCTAAAAACTGAGTATCTGTTCTTTGCTTATAGAAACAGATTTCATCATCAATTTTGATATACCCACCATTCTTTGGAAATGATGTTGCATCGGATACAGTAATAGTATTATCTGTCTTCTGGATAAATCCAGTCAAAGTTGTTGACTGATTGAGAATATTCTTCTCATAAAAGTCAATATCGCGGTATGTTTGAATGTTGTTGATGATATCCAGAGGTTGTCCCTGAATTTCTAACTGCTCATAGTATTTCTGTACAAACTTACTAAAAAGTTCATACTCTTCATTAATGAAGTCTGGTAGTTGGGACTCAACTAGGAATGAGATTTTATTAGCAGTCTTAAGCATCTACTACTACTCTTTGTATGCTACAAATTTACTCTTTGATATATCAACATCCAGATATACCTCACGCTTTACTTCAATATCTTTCTTGGCGGGTTTGACTCTTAGTTCAACACGGTTGTCTGAGAATGAACCCTTGAGGATAGTGAAGTCGTATAACATAATTTCACCCTTGGCATAATCAATATCGCCAATAGAATCATTCAGGAGAATTTTTTCTCCAGTTGTTGGATCTAGTCTATATAGGATCATTTTGCCAGATCTATCCTCAAGATACGTCGTGAAATCTGGGTATTCAAAGACCGTCATTCCAGTAGACGAAACAACAGGACCATCGCAATCCTCTAGGAATGCATTTTGGTAACAAATCTCATAATATGAGGTAGAATTGATTTGTGCATAGAAATCCTTCCTCATTGTAATAGTCGTGCTATTTGAATTGATAGCACGATCAGCACCATCAATCACACCAATAAATTTACTATAACGAAACTTACCATTGAACTTTTCTGTTGAAGATGTATTGAGATACTCCTCAACACCAGAAGTTGCTTTTGCTGCTACCTGAGCAGGAAGTAGTGTTGTCTTTGATCCATCATAGTAAATGGAACTATCAATCTCAATATAAAGAATTGAAGGATCAATGAATTCTGGTTTTACAGATGCAACAGTATACTTTCTCAATTCTTGTCCAAGTTGAGTCTTAGTATAAGACGAAAGAGACGCTGCTTCTTCTGGTTTGATTGCAATAAAAACTTTTCCATATGCTGGTGGATCTTGATCTTCTCCACCAAAGACGATGATGTCACTCACAGCAGGGTAAAGATTTCTAACAATCGCAGAATAATCTGAGGATGTTACTGCTCTATTTTGTGATCCATAGAATTTTGGAGCGTTGTATTTAATCTTTGCAATGCTTTCAATATCCGCTCCACCACTGGCATTTTCAATTGTTAAAATATTGCTAATACTAAATGGAACAACGATTGGTTGATCGTTCTCATCAATTAAAATTCCATTAAAATTAAAGGTTTTTGCACCGTTGGTTGTAGGACCATTTGTAACCACATAATTGATCTCAACAACTTCTCCATTCTCTAATTTTCTTCCTAGGATACCATCACCAAAAAATAATTCATAAGTCTCATCTTCCATTTCGTTGATGAAATAGACTTTATCATCAGCACCAACATCTAAAATGTTGTTTGCTTGTGAGTATGTTTCATAAACGCTTGAGTTTGCTGATTGATAAACTTTGACCTTCAACGTATTTGTATCAACAGCAGCGTTCTCAATTCTAAATCTTTGGGACTTGAGTGATGTGCTAACTGTAGTTCTTGTTGTAATTAAAGAACCTTCATATAGAGTAACATCACTAAACGAAGCAACACCATTTACAACTTCTGCTCTGACGTTCTCGTTGACAATGAAACGATAAATCGTGTTGTCGTAATTTGTGATAAATCCACTACCTGCTTTTAGAATCGTCGCAGCAGGTGGATTGTTTGGATAGTTAACATTAAAGTTAACAACTGCAGTTGGTGATGTAATTGACTTAGGACTATAACCCAATTGCTTCGCAAGAGACACTACATTGTCTCTCAAGGTTGATGAATCCAAGAACAACTCATTCACCACCATGTTCGTATTGAACGCAGTGTAATAAGTGTTATACGCTAAAACGTCAAGGAGTTGACTTAATGCCGATCCCTCAAAGTCATAGTCAACAAAATCAGACTGTGCTCTCATGTAATCCTTGAGGGCAGTCTTAATCTGATTAAAGTCTAAATTGTTTAACTGAGTGTATGGCATTATCTCGTCCTAGCTAGGAAGAATTCTACATTGGTGGGAGGTACATCAGATCCTCGGATCTCATATGTCATCTCAACATCAAATCCATTGTCGTCAAAGTTTGGAATCGTATTGACTGACAATACATTAATTCTAGGTTCAAATCTCGCTAGGGTATACCGAATGCTACTATTGACTTGAGCAGCAGTACCATAATCTAATGGTTCAAACAAATATGATCTGATATCTGATCCATACGTAGGATTAAATAACCTTTCGCCTTTATTGGTTAATAGGATATTTACAATTGCTTGTTTAATGGCAACAGCATCCTTGCTGACAACAACGTCATCAGTCACAGGATGCTTCTTAAATGCAATATTTAAATCTCTAAACGAGATCGGTGAAGTTGCCATTTAACGCCTACGGAGTCACTAGTTATTTAGTGTCTTCGTGCCAACGTTCTACAAAGTCGTCAAAACC